ATTTTATATAAAGTATTAAAAAAAGTTACATTGCTACTAATAGAGCAGTGACCAGAGGCCATGCCTGTCATTAAAATTTTCATGTGCAACTCTCCTAAGAAGAAGCGGGGCACGCTTGGTGCCCCGCAACTTAGTGATTATTAGAACGGTGTGTCTTCGCTTGCTACTGGTGATGCAGGAGCAGGCGCTGGTGCTGGTGCTGGTGCTGGTGCTGGTGAAGCAGCAACTGGTGCAGGAGCCGCAGCTGGTGCAGCTGCAGCAGCAGGAGCACCGGTAGACGGGAAGTAACGCTTGATTTCGTTACTCTGGTTTCCGTTATAGGTACGAGTACCCAAAGTTGCACGGAATGAACGGCCTAGTAGGGCCTGCTCAATCTGAGCTGGAGATGGGTTCTGTTCGAAGTAGGTAGTAGGTAGACCCATTGCAGATGCCTTCATGAAGAACATGTTCATCGCCTTAGGGTTATCTACAGTCACAACAAGCTGGTCCCATACGCGACGCTTGTCGTAAGGGCCACCCTGAACTTCGTTAGTAACCTTAAACATCAACTTTCCAGTAGATGTGGTTGTAGCCTGAGCTTCGATTACCTTTAGTTCGTAGTCTCCGTCAGGTAGAGGTGCGTAGTTTCCGCCAGAAGTAGCAGCTGTACCAGCTTGCTTTACTAGGTCTGAGAAATTAACAGTACTCATAATTTATTATTCTGCTTTCTTTGTTGTTGTTTTAGCCTTCTTCTCTCCGAAGACCATATCCAGCATGCGCTCGACACCAAGGTCTTGCTGCTGTACTACTTTACCGAGACGCCCTTGGACGCGCTCTCCAGCTTCCCATTCCGGTGTGCGCTCAACGTACATGCGTCGCACCTTATATGGAGGCTGCATTGGATCCGGATTTGGTTCCGTCTCCACTGTGATTGCGCCCAGGATGTCATAGAAATACGGGGCTTGAATTGCTAGCTGGCCCTGTAGGTACGGACGGTATACGCCATCCTGACCCTTACGTGCCATAGCAGTCAACACCACAGCCTCAAGAGGCTGGGTTGGGTGCATTGTTAGGTCACGAAGGTCACGAAGTAGTGCACCCATGTGGCGAAGCAATTCGCCCCACTGCTGCATCTTCATCTGTTCGGTTCCTGCAATATTGTCCATGCACTTAACCTGCAACTCAGAGATTGAGTCAATGATCAGTGATTTGAACTGGTGCTTTCCTGATTGAAGCCACTGGAAGGCCTTCATAACAACATCGTAGTCATTTACTTTAACTACAACAGTGTCCCAAGTTCCATCAGCTAGTGGTGGTTCTTCAGTCAGGGGATCCCAATACTTAATGTTGATAGGTAGGAAACGGTGTCCACCTTCAACGTCGAGCATTAGGCGTGGGTATGGTGCCGTGACTGCAAAGCTGGACTTACCAACTTTAGATTCGCCATAAACCATAATTGTTAAACTGCGATCGACGTCTGACATTACTCCTCACTTCCCTTCTTTTCTTCGATTCCGTAGTAACCGTATGGGTCGGATGACACAAACGCATCGCTCAGAGCGGCCTCTGCTGCCGAACCGTCGTCAAACAGTGGGCAGATAGCGAAGAATTGGCACTTCCACTTGCAGTCTTTACTCGGCTTCGGGTAGACGTGCTTGAAGTGGCTCCCTCCGTCATCCAACGCGTCACGGACGCGGAGCATGTCTTCGAGAGTGCCTTCTAGTTGTTCTAGGAAGGCACGAAGTGTAAATCTATTGTGGCGGACTGAAATCTGGTCATAGAACGGTGGCTTAGCATAAGCACCGCGCTTTACCTTACGAAGCATAGTGAAAATAGCACCATCAGTTCGGTTGCCATCTTCAGTGCTTTGCACTTCATCTAGAAGCATGTAGGTCTTGACCTGCTCATTCATCTGGACCATTGATCCAAAGTCTGCAAATGAACCACCAACAGTCTTGAAGTCGCGAATCATACGAGCACCGTCAATCTTACGGCGAACACGCATATCGATCTTTCCTTGAAGAATGACCTTGCCATCTAGCATTGGACGCTCCAGAATCTCTTCTGTAGAAATCATCTCAAGCTCAGCATCGATGCCTTCCTGCTCTACCCATTCTAGGTAGCCCTCAAGCATAATGTGCCCGAGCTCTGCTTCGGCCTCTAAGCTAGAAGTATCCCTAAACTCATCGGTAAGAGTTTTTAGGTCAGCTTTAACTAGCTCAGCGTGAGCCTCGAGTAGATCTTGACCAGTCGAGTAGTGACGGTCCAAAGCTTCGTGAATACGAGAACCTAGAGCTAGAGCTCCAGTGAAGTTCTCCATCTTAGGACGCATGCGTCGATAGTAGGTCAACCACCAACGGCGTCGGCAATCCTTAAATGTTTGAATCTCCGAGTTAGAGATTCTTACTGGTTCCATTGTCATTATTTGTCCTTTTTATTTTGGTTCAACATCTTGAGAAGCTGAGCCTTGTCGCGAACAATCTGTTCGAAGTTTTCTGCCTTACCATCTAGGGCTTCAATAACACGCTCTTCGATTGTCCCCTCGGTCACATAGTCGGTAATGAGAATCGAATCGTGAATCTCAGAGCCAATGCGGTGAACTCGGTCCAGTGCCTGCTTGTAGTCAACAAGAGACCATGGTCTCTGAAGCATAACAAGTCGACGTGCAGTTGTCAAGGTCACACCGACACCACCAGCCTGAGCAGTGAAAAGAATCCACTTGGTCTTTCCAGCCTGGAAGTCGTCAATGTGTCGCTGACGTTCCTCAGAGGTTAGAGCACCAGTGATCAACCCGTGAGGGATTTTCTCCTTCTCTAGGCGAGCACTTAGTAGCTCTATTAGCTGACGAGACACGGCACAGACTGCAACAGAGTCATCTCCAAAGTCACCGTTAGCGTAATCATCCATAAGAGCATCGATCTTACAAGAAGGGTCTGACAAAAAGAGCTTCTCTCGGCCATCTACTACTTCTAGAGTTCCATACGAGTTGGCAAACTGAAGCAGTCGCATGGTCTGAGTCAATGGGTTAGGTGCAACTATTGTTTCAGTTTCGCCCATCTCAAAAGCCTCATTAAAGCGCTCTTCTGGAGTACTATCAAGTTCGGCAATCATATGCTCAAGCATCTGCTTATAGGCCTTAGCTTGCTTAGCCCCCATCTCAACGTCTCGGCGATCATTGATCACTTCTGGTAGCCAAGGCAAAACCTTAGCCTTCAACATGCGACGCATACGAGGGTGGATTCCAGCATAGAATTCTGTCTCCATAGCTGGCTTTAGACCGAGAATCATCATGCCACCAAAAGCATTCATCATGGTGTTGACATAGCGGTCCAGCCACTTAGTCTTGCTTGGCCACTCTTTGGCGTCTAGCCAGTGGAGGATAGGCCACAAGTCAACTACGGTGTTTGCAATCGGAGTACCTGTCAGGGCAAATCTAATGTCAGCATTGCCAGATGCAGCCCAAAGTGCACGGGTCTGCTTAGACTTAGGGTCCTTAGAGCGGTGAATCTCGTCAGCCACTACAGACTTGAAGTCAATAGCATTGAGCTCACGCTTGTGGACCTCACATCTAGCCACAGTAATGCGAGAATCGTGGCCGCCACACTCTGAACAACGAGCCAGCGCAATGCTTCCGTATGACTCTAAGCGAGAGTGCGAGCGTAGAGACTCCCAGTTAATTACATAGACCTGAGCCTCATCCTCAAAAGCCTTCCTACGCTGTACAGCAGAGCCCTTAATGACGTGAACGTCGATACCAGGCCACCACTTCTCAAATTCGCGCTCCCAGTTGTGTTTTAGGGTGTTCGGGCACACGATTAGGGCAGGAAAAACAGCCTCTCCCTGGTCCTGTAGGCGCTTTAGAGACCGGATAGCCTGAGCAGTCTTACCGAGGCCTGGTTCGTCCGCTAGGAGCGCCCTGCGGGCTTTAGCAAGGAAGTCTACGCCTGCACGCTGATGCGGAAATAGGTCCTCGTCGCCCTCTTCGGACATCTCAATCTCACGAAGAAGGTTAGAAGGATCAATTCGGTTAGTCTTCTCGTTTTTAGCCCATTCGGCCAACGCTGGGCCAATTTCTAGTTGTTCACCGAAGGTAGAGCGTAGCGATAGACAGCCTGTCCACGATACCGGAATGCGCCAAACATTCTTGTTTGAATCCCATTTAGCTCCAGGTAGGGCTCGGCAGACCTCTTTTAGACGCCATTCGGCATTCACAATGATGTGCTGCCCGTCTAGCTCTACAAAAACGCTCATTTACGCTCCATTCGTCTTTCTATGTATATATTATCAGAAAAAATTGTCGACTACAACATTTTTTTGATAATAGTTAATCTTTTAGTAATGCTACAGGTTTCCAGCCCTTAGATACAAATCTAAGTAGGGCGTGTCGGATTGCATCTAGTGCGTGACCAGCCCCGCCTCGGTGCCAGTAGTCCAGTTTCTTGATCTTTTCATTGGTAAACATGCCCATCGCATTGGCTGGAGCTTGGAAGTAGATATCGTCCATGCTTCTACCGCTATCAAAAAGGCACTGCTTAACTATGCCGATAACTTCTAGGGAATACGGAGCCTGAGAGTTTCTAACGGTCTGAGCGTTTATGACAAACCGCTCACATACTACGTCCAAGCTAGGCTTAATGACTGGATTCCAAAGAACTTCTCGAACAGCAGCAGCTACTTCGTGCTGCTCTAGCTCTTTTGACCACTCTTTAACTGGCTCTTGACCACCATCGCGGCTAAACAGCGCCATGCCAGTCATTTTGCCAGGGTCAACTGCTAATACGTAATCGGTCATAGGTATTTTGCTCCCCAGTTCTCTAGTGGGCCATCGGCATCCGCAGTCAGCGGGACCGACCAACCCTCGGTTGTTGTCATACACTTGCGAACCAACTGTTTAACTTCTTCTGCGTCCTTACGAGGTGCGTTCAGAACAATTTCGTCATGCACGGGGACAATTAGGAGGTCAGTTAGATCAGCTTGATCCAGCTTAATTAGGTTTGACTTAAAGACCTCTGCTGCACCGCCCTGAACCAGATAGTTTACAAGAGTATATACACGGTCCTCGTCACAAGGCAATCTACGACCAGTCCAAGTTGTCACGTAGCCCTTGCCTTCATTCTGAAGTCGCTCAAGACCTTTTTGCTCGACGGCTTTCTGGAAAAACTGCATGCCAGGATAGTTGCGGTCAAACGCATCGGATACAGCACGCATCTGTTCCTCTGGAACACCAGCGGTTAGTGCCTGCTTCGCGACACCAGCACCATATAGACGCCCATACACAACGCCTTTGATTAGGTTACGTCGTTTATCAGACTTAACCATAGATGGATCCTGGTAGACCTCACGGCCAATCTCGGTAAAGGGGTCTGAGCCAGTTGCATCGGAACGCAAGAACAGTTGGATCAGGTTTGGGTCCTGAGATAGAGATGCAAACATACGGAACTCAACCTGGTCAAGGTCAGAAGTAATGATTACGTGGTCATCATCCTTTGGGAGGAACGCACGGCGAACAGTGTCGTCACCCTTTGGCAGAGTCTGCAGTGCAGGGTTCTGAATTGACATACGACCAGTGCGAGCACCCATGGTATTGATAGACGGGTGCACGTAACCATCAATGTTGTCATTGATAAAGTTTGCAAAGTAGGTGTTGGCAACCTTAAGAGCCTGACGGTACTTAAGAGTAGTGTCAGCGAGCTGCTTAACTTCTTCACTGCCGTTAATCGTTAGAAGCTTTAGCTGATCCTTAGACGCAGACTTCTGCCCAGAAGGAGTAAGCTCAGTGATCTCAGCGCCTAGACTCTCAAATGTTCGAACTAGCTGCGGGTTACTGCCGATACTTAGGTCGTAACTAGTCTTAGCCCATTCGGCGACTTGACCAGTGTATGAGAGCAACTCATCATATTTCTTTTTAGAGTAGTCAAGGTCAAGGCGTGCACCATTCAGCTCCATCTGAGTAGCAATACGTCTAGTATTCATTTCAAGTTCATATGGCTGGCTAAACGGGCGTCCAGGAGCACATGACTCCCAGAACTTCTCGAAGAGTCTCATCGTAAGGACGGTATCTAGGGCACCATAAGACCAGTAAGGTTCATAGTTAATCGGAACAGTACCCCAAGTCCAACCGTTGTCGGATAGACCATAGTCGAGGATTGACTGAAGAGCCGCTGCAGTTGGATCTACATATTGCTCGGTAAGTTTCTTCAGTGCACCAGTGCCAAGTGGATCTATGAGCTTAGCCATAAGCATGGTGTCGTGAGATCGGTGCCAAGGCATCTTCCACTCAGATTGAATATCAAACCATTTAGCTTCAAAGGCGATGTTGTGGCAGACAATTGGACCATCAAAACGGCTCATGGCATCGTAGTAGACGCCTTTCCAGTTTTCCCATGGGATTGCCCAGCCAGTCTGGCCATCGCCAACCTGAACTAGACGTAAGCGTCCGTGCCAAGGCGACAGGGCATCTTTACGCGGGCGACCAGGTAATTCACCAGTCTCTGTATCGATTGCGATAGCGTTCATTGGACGACGTTCACCAAGCCAGGTAATAAATTTCCCTGCTTGCTCGACGCTGTCAACTAGTTCGAGGCGTACTCCCTCAAGACCGCTCATGTAAATCCTAACTATGGTAGATGAACTACCTTAGCAAGAATTTATTTTTTATGCAACTAGGAACGGCGTGTCTATGGGATTA